TTGTCTAACAAGCTCCTTTAATTGATTTAATTTCATTATTCAGATATTTTACGAATTTGTTGGTCTAATTTTAACAACCTCTCTTTTATATTATAAATATGGGAATTTGTTCTTTTCCAGAAATTTTTATTAGAAACTCCGTTTTCATTTTTAATCTTACCATACCAACTTAGAAATTGTTCCATTTCTTTAAGTTGCTTATGTATGTTTGAAATTCCTCTACCTATCTTTTGAGTTGGTGTTGAATCTTCTTTTTTTAATGCTACCCAACGGTTTTCTTTAACTACTGTATATCCAGTTAAATCCGCTTGTTTTTTACCTTTAGTTTTTTCATCTTCACCTTTACCAAACGCAAATGGAGTACCATATCCATCTACATTACCAGTAACATTCATTTCATCAACTTTCAATTCAGCATCTTTGTAAATACCACTAATTTTTTGGTCTAACTCAGCTGCTAATGCTTTCTTTTTATCGTTAAGTTGTTTTAATTTTTGAACGTATTGTTTTTCTTGTGGAGTTCCTTTTGATTGTTTGTATGATTCTAATTCTTTTTGAATTTGGTCTACAACCTCACCATATTCTTTGTGAATAGTTTTAAGACCTCTTGCTTCTTTAATAATTAGTTCTTTTATTTTATCAGGTAAACCATCGTGAGATGTTGATGCAAAATCTTTAGCATCTTTGTCAGACATTGAATTAGCTGCTTTCTCAACTTCCGGAGATGGGTTTTCCATATCACCTTTTTGAGTTGCATGAACCATTCCCATAAATCGTTGTTGTGCTTTAGATTGTGCTGGCATTTTATTTCTTTAAACTATTCTTTAATTCACCTAATAATTCATAAGTCATCATCATTGCCGAAAGATGCTCTTCTTTAACTCTTTTTGCAGATTTTATTTTTCTAATATTAGCAATTGTTTCTGCCAATTTAATCTTAGTTACTTTATCTGTAATTTTAGAACCAACTTCTTTTAATCCACCAACTAATTTAGAAATTTCTTCCGAAACATATGCATTTAACTTACCTGTATTATTGATGTTGTTGATATACTCTCTCAATAATCCCTTTTGGTCATTTGTTAAATTTTTATATTTTTTGTTAAAGTTTTCTACTAAAAATTTGTATGAAATTGCTCTTAAATCTTCATCTTGTTTTTTGTATTCTTCTAAAACTGCATTTTTGATTTTAGAATCTTTATTTTGAATAGATGTGTTAATGATATTTTCTGCAATAGTGAAACGAGAACTAACAATATCTGTTGGGTCATACTGTTCTTCTGTACTTACTACTTCAAATATTTTGTAAATTGAAGCAAGTGTTTTGTAATTAGATACTGATGATTTAATAAACTCATCAATATTATAAGTTTCTTTTAATTGTTTAATTAAATTATATTTTTCTTTTGTAAGTTTTTTTTCATCTAATCGTTTTCTTGCTTCACAAATCGTATTAATAAATTGTTCAGCTTTTGATTCTGAATTATACTTCTCATTACTAAGATATTGATATAATTTTAATTCTTTTGAAAGTTCTTTTTTTGAATTAAAGTTTTCTTTTAAAATCTTTTCTGCTACCGAATTATCTGAAGACATAATTTCCGAAGTAATTTGTCTTACTAATAGTTCAAATATGAATCCAGTATTTTTAAATTTCGAATGCTTAATTTTTTTCATTAATTTTTGTAATTTGTCAGATATAAATATAGTTTTATATTAGTTTATTACTCTTTATCTAAATCTTCTGTTAAAATAGTTTTTTTGTTACCATCCATATCCTTAAATATTTCCTGGTATGAGTTTCTTGGTTTATATTTTACAGAACCTTCTTTTGTTTTAAGAGTTTTAATTCCTAATGGGTCTCTGCCCTCTGGATGGTCATCGTGTCCATATCTAACAGGGTCTTTTGGTCTTCCCACTCCGTTTGTTGATAATTCAGATTTTAATCTATCCAATTCTTCTTCAACATTTGTAGTTTCACTTCCTTCTACACCGGTTGGTTTAGCAGGGTCTGTTCCTTGTGTTTCAATTGATGTTAAACGGAATGCTTGCTTTGTATCTTCCAATACTCCCAATGTTAATTCATCTTGCTCATCTTTTGCCATCTTCATTACGGATTCGTACATCCATTCTTTAGAGAACATTTTTGTTTGTTGCATTTGTTGAATTAAAGCTACCTTTGAAGTATATAATTCAACTTGCTCTTGTTCGTATATTTTAGATGGGACAGTTAATTCTAATGTAAAATTAGTTAAACGGTCATCATTTATACCTTGTGCATATAAGTGAACGATTGCAATTTTAGTTAATTCTGAAATCAATACTCTTTGAACTCTTTCGATTGTTTTAGCAAATCGAATATCCATAGATGCTAATGTTGCTTTACCATTAGTATCTTCTTCGTATCCTAAATATGCTTTTGGAATCTTTAAAGATGCCATCATTTTATTTTTTAAATAATTGATGTCATCAATCATATTATATTCTAAACCTTTTAAGGTATCAATAGATGTACCATTATCATTACCACGAACTGGCATATAATAATCTTCAATAAGGTTTTGAACGTTGTATTTTAAATTATATTCACCCGTTCTTTCATCAACAAAAGGAACTTTTTTAGAGTTGTTGATAATTTTCTGCATATAATTATCTACCTCATTTGGTGGAATATTACCTACATCAATTTTAAAGATTCTCTTTTCAGGTGCTCTCATTACTCTGTGGATTAACATTGCATCTTCCATCAACATTAATTGTTTCCAAACTCTCCTACCACCCTCAATCATAGATTTTCCGTAAGGTAAAAAGTTTGAATCAGAGTTTAATCTCATATGAGCCATCTCATAGTTTTCAAATTCTTTTTTAGGAGATTGCCCAAATGCCCCATATGGGTTTTGATAAGGTGCATACACAAATTTAACTCTTTGTGGATTGGCTTGGTCAAAACCTTCCATTCTACTAACTTCGTATGCTGATAACGGCATTACATTTATAATACCAATACCTTCTTCTTCTGCAATTTCTAAATGTAAGAAAAAATCTCCGTATTTAACTAAGTTTCTAGTCCAAGGCCAAAGATTAAACTCAACATTTAAAATATCATAAAATAAGTTTTCTAATATTTGTTTGATATTATCATCTTCGTGATGTATCTTTAGGATATTACCTTGTTCATTCTTTGCAGTACATTCATCTGCGTAAATATCCAATGCCGATGCCATAATTGGGTCAGTATCCATTGAATCGTAATCTCTAAATAAATCTATACGAACTTGTTGGTACGCCATTGCAGATTCTATTTGACCAGTTCCATAGTTAGTTACTTTTAACTTTGTGAATCTGTCAACCAAATTCGTGGTCATATTTTGCCACTCATCTGTGTCAATTACCTTTGTTCCTGTTTCCGTTTTACGAACAATGGTGTTTGTTGAAAATAATTTCTGTAACCTACCTAATACTGATTTATCTGCCATTTTTTAATTTGTAAAGTATCTATAAAGATAATAAATTTTTTTGTAATTTCCAAACTTTATTACCACTTTCTGCAACTCCAATAGTTTGCTTTGTGTCTTGGTCCTGGTTGGTCACAATTCATTCTTGCTCTAAAAGATTTTCTCGCAGCAGGATTTGATTTTCTAATTTTCATTCCTTTTTGTCCAAAGTTTACTTTAACAACATTTCCTTGTGGATTCTTAACATATACTTTGAACTTTTTAACATCACCTTGCATTGGTTTACCCAATTTCACTTCTCTACCTTGATATTCTGCTTCTCTTAAACATTGACAACCTTCGTTTAGGTTTTTATCATATCCTCTCATAAAAGCAATAAAATCCTCCATATCTTCATCCTCAACATCATATTCTTCTGGTTCAACTAAACCATAGTTTACATCATCATCACTATCAATATCTTCTTTCACAGGAACACAATTAGGAACTTCTCTTCCATCTTTGTCTTTCATTCCAACCATTTCGTACCCTTTCCAGCAAGGGTTTTCTAATTCTTTTATGATTTTAGTTAAATTCATTTTAAAAATATTTTGTATCCAACATATAAATATATAAAAATTATTGAAGTAACCAAGTTAAACTTTCTATTTCTTTATTACCCACTTCCATTTCATATGGATTTCTAGTTAAATGACCCGTAGATACAAATCCATCGTATTTAGCTATGTGCGATGAGTTCAACATATTTTTAGTTAAATCAATTCCTTCTTGTCTTAAACGAAGTGCAGTATTACGAACCCACAATCCAATTGCCAATGCCATAATTAAGTCGTCATTATATCCTTTCATTGCTTCTGCTCTACCACCATGCCAAATAAATGTAAACATTTCATCTATTAATCTACCACTACGAATAAGAATATCTTTTTCATTCATATATGTATCCAATGCTGAAATAATCAAAGGTCTTGTTTTAGATGTTGTAGAGAAACCTGCAACCATTTGTTTTTCATCTCTGTAAAACTTATTACTCATTTGTCTTTCAACATCAATATATTTTAAGTCGTTACTCATATAAAATAGATTTTGGTATCCTCTATCTATAATTTGTTGAATACATGCCCAACCTACGTTTGAGTTTTCTACTACTAATAATGCATTGTTGTATTCTGTTGCTAATGCAGTAAGAAAGTTTCCAAAATCTTTGGTATCAATCATTCCTCTATATTCAGCAACTTGCGAACAATCTTCAATATCTAAAACTTGTGCAGTTGAATAATCGGCTGCATCTCCTCTTGCAACGTCAGCTACAACCATATATTGTTTGTTGTAATTTGGATATTCCCATTTCCATAGGTTTCTATCAAATCCTGCTTTTTCAACAGGTTCCATTACATAAGTGTTCTTATACCAAGTTAATAACTCAGGGTCTATTACTGTATCTCCGGAACCAACAAAGTCGCAATCACATTCTTGTGCTGCTCCTTTTGCTCCCAAAATACGAGTTTGTTCATCTCTCCAAGTTTGATTTCTTTCTGGATGAACTGTCCAATGAAGATTTATAGGATTGAATCCGTTTGCACCACTTTCTCCTTCTACCC